AAGAAAGGATCACCGGCAAGGCCTGCATATCCGGGCTTCAAAATAAAGTTACCTTCAACGCCTGACGCTTGGATAGGCGTGTTAAACAAAGCATACTCACCGTAAGCGTTAGTTACCCAACCAGCGCGGCCCATGCGGGCATTAGCCACTTTGGTATCACGCTTCATGCTTAACAATAACTTGTAAGTCATGTCATTACCAGCACCACCCGAACCAGTTGAAGCGGTGTTGATACCGGCAATGTTGAACAAGCCTGTAGTTTGGTTACCTGAGCCTGTACCGTTGAAAATCTGGTTATCGATGGTCAATGCATAACGCAAATTCAGTTTGTTACGAATCCACTGATCCAACACAAAAACAGATTGCTTTTGCATTTGCAGCGTTACATCCAAATAACCACCGAAGCGCTTAGGTGTGATGCTTACGTTATCGAATGTTGGTGTAGTTTCATCCACATCAGAGGTTTCAGTTTCAAAACCGAAAGTAAGATCACCAGATTCGCGCGGCCATTGAACGTTGCCGTTAAGACCTTGCAAGAATGTAACACCCAAGCGGCTGGCAACGGGATCAGGGTTAAGGTATGGAATAACTTTACCGCCATATTCAGTAAACACAACATCAGCGCCTTCAGTGCCTACCGTTAAGGGGGCAGAGGTCATTTTTTTACCGATTTGAATGAATGAAGAAGGAATAGAAATCTGGCCATCTAAGGCAAGACCATATTCACGCGCTTCATTTTCGGCAATTTGCTTTACTTCAAGCTCGGCACCGTCAAGCACTTTGCCAGACTTTGATTTGCTCATAGCGCGGCTAATGCTGAACTTAGACGCAAGTTCACGCATTTCTTTGGCTTCGCCATCAACAGCGGGCGCGCCTGGAATAGTGCGGGCTGTGCTTGATTGGCGTGATGCAATTTTCTTTGCACGCTCTTCGGCAGATTTCAACGTTTCGATTTCTTTTTCGAGCGTGTCAATCTCAGTGCCCAAAGTATTCATTTCGGAGGTTTCGGCCTCAGATAATGTTACCTCACCAGCTTTTTTAGTCAGAGCAATATATTTATCCTCTTTCTCGGTAAGCAATTCCGTTTTTGCTTTCAATTTGTCCATTATTTACGTTTGTTTTGAATTTTTGATAATCGTTCTAAGTACATATTAACATTCGGGTCTGCCCCTACTAAGTTCCGTTCTACTGTTTGCAACTGTGCGACCGTTGCCGTTTTTGTGCCCTCAATCAGATCAAGTATTTCCTGAATGCGCATGCCCTTTAAATCATTCATTGACAATTCAGGCAATGAGCGCTGCACAAAGTTTAAGGCTGCCAGTGTATGGCTTTTCATTGACCGCTTTAATGCCTTTGGGTCTGCTGGTATGTTTACTATACTAAATTCTAAAAGCTCTTGGCCGGGGAAATTGATATGATAATCAAGCACCTCGCCCTTTTCGCTTTTGGTGTATGTAGTTTCAAGCTTACCCATAGGGTTTACGCCTACGCTTGTAGCCTTGAGTGATCCCCAAAGCACTTTCTGAAAAACCTTTTCGGCTGTGGGGTTGATTTCGGCAGGCTCGAAAGTTGTTTCAGCAACCAATGCACGTTTTCCTTTGAAGGTATCTATAGCCGCTGTTGCTTTACCGATGACATCATCAGGGTTTGGCGCAAGGCACATATTATCACCATAAACATTATGTTGATAACCTACTATTGGGTTTGCGTTGAAGTTTGAAAGGCTCCAGTTATCCCAATTATACATGAAATGATTACGGTGTTCTTTGCCTGTTGATTCTGCCGCAATAACAAAGGTTATTTTTCTGGTTTGCTGAACCGTTTCTTTATCTATCTGCGGTTCACTTAAATATTGTGAAAATTGTGTTTCCATTTAGTTGAGCACTGAGTGCCCGTTTAGTTTTTCCTTGCCGTTTAAACCTCCGTTCATTGGCTGGCTGCCACTTGGTGCCACCTTGCTAGAATAAAACTCACGCAGTTGATCTATTGGCGCGTTGGCTGATTGGATGGTGAAAATATCGCCACCATCATAATGATTCATGTCTTCACGCTCGCGTATTTCATTGCCGTTCATGCCAGCAATATCACGCATGGCTTTGTAGAACGCTGCCCGCGCCTGTGTATCGCCACGCATTAACCCGTTAAGGTTAAATTTGAAGTAGGTGTTTTTCTTTTCGCGCTCGCTAAACAACTTCATGTTTATCTCTTGCTCAAAAATGCGCACGATTGGCATGATGGTATGCTTCACGAAAATCAAATCTGACTGCTCTGCATTGGTAAACGTTGCACGTATGTAATCCTGAGCAAACACGGGCGGAATACGCCAAATGCCGTAAATCTTGCGGTCTGTTAGCCCTTCGGTTTCAATATATTGAGCCTCATCAGGTGAAAGGATGATAGGATCAAACTTCCAGCGGCCTGATAATATTGGCGTGCGGCCATTCTCTAAATCATTCTTCCATGCCTTTTGGTTTTCGGCCTTTTGCTCTGGCGTTTGGTTGCCCTCATAGTACATGATGCCAGGCGGCTTTTGCCCCATTGCATAGCTTGAATAACGCTCAGATTTAAACGCCTTGCCCATGAGCATAGCGTTTTGGCGGATGGGTGAAATGCCGTTTATGCCATCGAGGCTAAAACTTTTGAAGTGTAGAATATCGCGGGATGGATAAACCTCACCCCGGATTTTGTAGAAGGCGTTACCATCTACAACCTGAATAGAATCGCAATCCCACGGGCAAAGCAAATCTAAACTTGTTACCGCTCCACGCCCATTTCTATTTACACCTATGTAACTATTACCCCATGCATCGAAGTGAATCATGGAGGTTAAAAACATATTGGCCGAGGTCATGTAGCTGTTAGGCTGCTGTGCCACGGGGTAATAAACCGGATGATCTGGAATACTGATTTTGTTGCCTTTGTCTTCTTCGCGGAAAACATTGCCCGGAAGGGCTGCAATTGTTTGAGAGCGAACGGTTAAACAGGTGAACACCGTGGCAAGGCCAAGCGCCCGCCTTTCGGTTATTGGTTCGTTGCTGAAATTGTCATTCCATCCAAATATCTGGCTGCGGGCATCAGAGCCTTTCAGGTCATAGGTATAACCTTCATTTAGGCCGCTTTTTGCAGTTTCCCAAATATTACGGTTAAACCAATTTTGAAAAGAGGCTCCCAGTTTTTAATGTTTTCCCAAAATTGGTACATTTGCAAGGGCTCAAATAGTAACAAAGTTTAAAATGTCAAAAAAGCTGTTTGATTTTTTTAATGAGAAATTTGAAGCCAATCTGAAAGGCAGCCGACCAAGTGCAGCATTTAATAAGACAACAGAAGAAATAGGATTTGAGGCTTATTCAAGCTATGAATCTTTCAGCACTTGCCGCAAAAGGGCACGTAAAAACAAAAGGGAACGTTAGCCCCCTTTTGAAACCCCTTTATGAAACAAACAACCTAACAAAGATAATATTTTTACCAACTTGTAATAGTTGCGTCATCCATATTTAGCGCCTCTACGGCCTTCCATTGGGCAATAGCGTTTATTGTTGCCGTAATGCCTGATGTAATGCCCCCCGATTTATCTACCCTGATTTCCTGCTCTTTATTGCGGTTTACCATTGTGCTTATGTTTTGCCAAGCCAAAACAGGGTTATTAAAATGCTCAAGCTGCCCAGCCGTGGCCAATGTTTCAAACTCTTTTGTAGGTGTGCTTATGCCACTGTAACCCTGTGAAATTGGGTTGCACTTTATGCCCGCACGAACCAAACTTTGCAAAATATCATGGTTGGTTAAAATCTTATTGAATGCCAGACTTTCAACGTTGTAAAGGCTGAAAACATCGCGGATCCGGCTCCAGATAAAATCGTTATCAATTACGTTGCCATCACACAGTTCGATCAACCCATCATCAGCCCACCGTTTAAGGCTATTTGTTCCCTTTTGCATGGCTATTGCAGCGGATGGCATCCAATATATACACCTAACTGCATGCCTTTCGCCATCAATTCGTGGGAAAACAAGGCTAAGGCAGTTAAGCGCGGCACCGGAAACAATCTCAAGACCTGCATAACATTCGCGGCCTAAAAGGCTATCTACGTGCATGCCGTGGGTATTTTTAGCCCATACATCGGCAGGTATCCAGACTTCGGGAGTTTCGCACCAAACATTAAAGTTTAGGGTAAGGGTATCGACTTCACGCGTACCTCCAAAAGCTATTGCGTCTTCCAGTTGACTTTTTAGAAAATCAGGATAAACCGAAATGCCTAAGTTAGGGTTGCATTGCCCCCATACTTCAGGATTTTCTAAAAGCCATTTAGGCGTAATTTTAATCGGCCTTCCATCTGAATCAACCGGACTATCAACCTCGTAAATTAAAGGGAGGTAATTATCTTTTATAACAACGCCCTCAAGAACTTCTATACCTATTTTCCTCAATTCAGTATAACACGGCCCAAGCATATTATATCCAGCGGTTGTTATGTTAAACATAAGCCTTTCCTTTCGGCTGGCCATTGATGTTTTTACCGTGTTGATTGACGCAAAATCTTGCGCCATAGCTACCTCATCCCCGACCCCCATTGAGGCATTTATACCATGCTTTCCGCCAGATGTTTTACTTTTTCTATCAGTGCCTTCTTTGGACATAGGCTCTATAAAGCCTTTTTTCGTTCTGTGAACAACTTTATTTATAAGCCCCCAATTGTTCATTAGTGAAATCTCACCGTCCTGAACATATTCATATAAATCGGGAGAAGCCTTTATAATTTCCCCGGCCATGTTTACGCAGATGCGCGCCTGATTTTCATTTTGGGCAGTTACATAAATCTTTGGTGTTTTTATCCTTTCATCAGCCATTAAATGAAAGTTTGTAATTATTGCGGCTGTAGTGCTTTTAGCGTTTTTTTTTGAAATCTGAATATAAACTTCTTGGAATCTTCTTACCCCTGTATCCTTCCAAAACCATCCGCACATTTGTTCAAATGCAAATGCCTGCCAGTCCTCAGCTTTAAATGGTTGCCCCTCCCATTCACCCTCCCATAAACAGCAATGATTCTCACCGAATTTAGTCAATTTAACAGCCTCAGCCTCATCAAAATAAAGGTCATCGCGCTCAAGGTCATTGATAAACCTTTGCGCGGCCAGTTTGATTAGCCGCCCAGTCTTGATACCATTGGCAGGGTCAAGCACCCATTGAGCGTATTTATGGGCGCGGGTCATGTTTATGGCCTTAATTCCTTATCGTTTGCGCTACCTGTACCTCCGTAGTATCCATGTAACGTAACTATTGTTAAAGCGCCTATAAATCCAATTAACCAAATCATTATTTCCATTACTTCAAATCAAAGCCTTTTTTCTTTTCTGAATCTTTCTTTTTAATGTCGAAAATCTTGGCACGGTCGCCCGGATTGAGGCCAAATTTTGACCCGTGTTTTAGTACATGGTCATACGCTTTTTGCATAACGGTAAACTCCGCCCTAACTTGGTCATGCTTGTTTTTAAATGTTTTCTCAATTTTGCAAATTTCCATATTTGAGATATAAAGGTCGTAGCTATTGGCAAGCATGGCCATTTCAAGTCTATCAACGTCCTCAATCCCAATTTTAGAAATATGGCTTTTTATCATCTGGTAGATGCGTTCGCCCCTGTCAGTTAAGAAACCCCTTAAATCATCGTTATTTTGCATATTTAACCCCCCTTATTGTCAATT